CATCTCCTGGTACGCCATCTCGTTGTCGCGGCCGGCGTGCTCGACCGCCTGCTGGGTGCCGGAGACCTGCGGCACCTTGCGGCTGATCTGCGCGACGTTGCCGAGCCGCACCGTCGGCGTGGTGGCGTCGGCGGCGGCGTCGTCGCCTTCGAGCTGGGCGTTCGACGTGTTGACCGCCGCGAGCGCCTGCGTCTGCCACTCGTGCAGCACGGCGGTCGCCTTGGCCTTCTCGATCGCGGTCATGAAGGGCGTGTCGGTCGGATCGATGCGATAGACGACGTCGCTGAGATCCTCGCGATTCCCCGCGGCCGAGTAGGTCGTGAACGTGTTGGTGGGAAGTGCCATCGTGGTTGGTCCTTTTCAGAGCGTGATCTTTTCCGAAAACCGGTATCCACTTTTCGGGATCATGCTCGGGTTATCGGCGCGCCGCGCGGCGGGCGACGAGAAGCGCCGCCGCGTCGCGCAGGTTGCCGGTTGCGTTGAGACGTTCGGTGAGGTCCTTCACCCGGCCGTCCGCATCCGCGTTGCGGGCGGGCGCGGGGCCGGGGCGTTGCACGTCGGGCACGGGCTTCGGCGCCGGCTTCTTCGCCGCCGCCTGGGCGTCGCGGAAACGCACGCCGTCGCGGATGAGCAGCTGGATGCGGTGGTCGCGCAGCGAGACGCCGCGTCCGCTGTGCCACATCTCGCCGAGCTCGGCGTCGGAGAAGCCGAGCTCCTTGAGCATGTCGGCGGCCGAGCGCGCCGCCTTCGCGTGCGCCTCCGTGTCGACGAGCTCGGGCGCCCGCTCGCGAAAGCGGGCGTCCTCGTCGGCGACGAAGGTCTGCCAGCGCTGCGCCGTCTCCTGCGACTGGCGCACCGCCGCGGCCTGGAGCTGCTGCGTGACGGCGGCGATCCGCTTCTGCTGCGCGTCCCACTGCACGTAACGCGGCCAGTCCTCGCGCGCCATCTTCTCGATGTCGCCGACCGACTGGATGTCCGCGAACGCCCCCGCCTGCTGCTCCTGCAAGGCGTGCAGGAGCGTCGGCAGGGCCTGCTCGTACTGTGCCCGCGTGTGCTCGGCGGCCTGCTGCTGGGCGGCGAGCCCCTTCAGCTTCTCGGCCGCCTCGTTCTGACGGCGGAGGAAATCGCCCTCGCGCGACCGCTCGCGCTCCGCCAGCCGCTGCTGGGTATCGCGAGGGAGGCCCCGGAAGAGCTCCTTGTCCTCTTTCGTCCATGACCTCGGCGGCTCGATGGACGGCGCGTGATCGGCCGGATCGGTCGCCTGCGTCTCACCGGGACCAGCCTGCGGCCGGGCGGTGCCGGCCTCGTCGGCCGATTCGTGTGCGGGGGCGTCGTGCGCCTCGCCCGCCTGTTGTTCGTCGTCGCGCCGGCGGTCGACCGCCGCGCGCTCCTTGTTGCGCGTGTCCATCAGCGAGCGCGCCGCCTCGCGCGCCGTGAGCGGCCCCTCGCCGCCCGCCGTGCGCGCGACAATATCGCTCTCGCGCGGCGCCTCGCCGGCGCCGGTTTGGTCATTCTCGTCCATGCTGTCCTCTCTGTTCAGCTCATTTGACTCGTCATGGCCGGGCATAGCCGTTCGAACAACGGCGTCGCTTCGCTCGCCTATGTCCCGGGCATGACGTGGTGTTCTCGTCCTCGTCCGTCACGCGATGCCGAAGCGCTTGCGCCGCGCCGCAAGATCGTCGAGCTCGCGCCGGGCGAGCCTGCCGTTGGTGAGCACGTGGCCGAGATGGTCGCGCACCTTCGCGACCACCTGCACGGCCTGCCACAGCCGCTCGCGCGCATCGGTGTCGCGCGCCGCCGTCTCGCGCCAGGCTTTGGTGTAGTCGCGATCGAGTGCCGTAAAGGCCTCGGTCAAAAGCTCGTCGCGCATGAGCGCGTCGGCGCGCGCCGCCCGCTCGCCAGCGCGGGCAAGTGCAATCTCATCGGTCATTGTCATTCCCCATTCCGGGCCAGCAGCAGCAGCGCGATGGCCTCGACATCATCGCGCTCCTGCGCGGCCGCGCGGGCCGCGGCTGCGGCCTGCACGCTCGCCAGCGCCGCGATTTCGCGCAACTGCGCGACGCCGCGGGCCGCGGCCGCGGCATGAAGCTTGCCGAGCGCCGCCGCCGCGGCGGCGCCCGCCGCCCTCGCGTCGATCCGCGCCCGCTCGCGCGCGGCCGCCAGTGCCGCCTCGCGCCGACACCGCTCGGCGGTCTTGCGCCGCCGCGCGTCGCGCGCGCGCCGCAACGCCGCCTGCCGCCCTGCCTCCTCGGCGGCCAGCATGTCGCGCCAGCGTTGGCGCGAGAACGTCCCGCCCGTGATGACGCCGCCGCCGCCGGCGAGGTCGTAGCTCAGATCGACCGCGCCGGGCGTGAGAACGTAGAAGCCGGTCCGCAGCGGCTCGGTCGGGTCGAAGACGGCGATCCCGCCCGAGAGCCCATATGAGAAAGTGAGAGGAACCGCGCCGAGGTAATCCTCGCCGGACCCGAGCCCGGCCTGACCGAGCGCAGCATTTGCCAGCAAGGACGGACGCGCGGCATATCCCTGCGCCTTGATCAAAAAGGTCTCGAACGCCGCGGGCGGCACTATTTCGGCGAACGCTGCCGCGGTTGCGCCTTGAGTGACCGCGGCCGTGACGATCTCGCCGCTCAAGGAAATCGCGCCGAATGCAGCGGCATGCTGCGTCCGGAAGCCCGTCGCGAGCCCCGCCAGCGCAAAGCTCCCCGCGCTCGCGACGATCTGCGGCTGCAGGGTCGCCGCAACGCCGCCGAGCGAAACAATATCCGCGGACGACGGCTGCTGCACTTGCAGCGGCGCGGCTTCCCGCGCCAGCGCAAAAGCACCGGGCGCAGGCGCCAGGACGACCCACGGCGGCGAAATCTGGCCGAGCGCGAGACGGCCGAGCGCATTGAACCCGAGCATTGGCCGTCACCTATGCGGTCTTGATCCCGTAGACCTTGATCTCGCCGGAACTGATGTTGCCGCTGGTCATGAAGAATTTCACCGCATTGACCGCGGTGGCGTTCGCGAGGGTATTCGCGCCGATCGTGCCGACGTTGAGCCGCTGGGTGCCGTCACCGCCGCTATAGGCGACCTGGCCGGTCACGTGCTTGACGCCGAGCGAAGCCGGATGGTGCAGGTAGATGACGCCGTTGACGCCCTGGTTGGCCGAATTCGAGATGCCGTCGAGCGAGGCGTTGGCGCCCGACAGCATGACGCCCGATCCCGACGTTTCCAGCTTCAGGGTGGCGCCCAGCGCGGCAACGACGCCGTAGATCGTCGATTGGTAGCTGGCGAGCCAGGTGGCGCCCCCGTCGCTCGAGTACTGCATCTGCAGGCCGGCATTGTTGGTCACCGGCCGCACGTCGCGCAGCGCGAACATGTAGAAGTCGTATGTGGATGTGATGTCCGTCGCGTCGGTAAGCGAAGCCGAGTTCCCCGCCGTCAGCGTCGACAGCAGCGTGATCCCGGTGTTGGCCGGAATGTCGGCGGGAACGAGCGCGCGGAATGTGGGCGCGCCGGCGCTGCCGTTCGGCGCCGCGAGCACGGTGTTCTGGCTCTGCGATTCGGAGGCCGATATCAGGTCCTCCTTGCGCGGCGTGACGAACACCTGCGCCGAGCCCGACAGGCTGATCGCCGCATTGGCGTTGGTCGAGCGCGTGACGGCGCGCGTCAGCGTCGTGCCCGCCGCCGCGTAGGTCCCGGTCCCGACCTCGCTGTTGGCGCCGTCGGCGATTCCGTAGGCCACGACGTCGCCGTCGGCGACGCCCGCCTGCGCGAAGGTGAGAAAGCCAGATACGGCGGCGCCGAGCGTGATCGTCCCGGTGCCCGTCGTCACCGTCGTCATGCGGCCGAGATTGTAGAGCTTTGCCATGGTGCGTCACGCCAGTTGCAGCACGCCGTTCGACGGATCGAACTGGACCTGGAAGGAGTTGCCGGCCGTGACGGTGAGCGCGGTCCCGTAGTCGTACCAGCCGATCAGGTTGCCGGCGGCCGGCGTCGCGTTGTAGAGCACGCAGTAGCGGAACGGCCCGATCGAGCCCGGCGTCGCCGTGAAGGTGACGTTGTTGAGCTTCAAGATGTAGGTGCCGCCGGACTGCGCCGACGACACCAGCGTCGCGGCGCCGCCGCCCGCCGCATAGCCGTTGCCGGCGGAAATCTCGGTGATGTTGGCGAACACCGTGTTGGTCGCGACCGGCGCCGTATTGGTCAGCGCGACTTTGAGCGTGTCGCTGCCGAGATTATGGACCTTATTGGCGACGTCGGCGACGAACTGATTGAACTTGTTGAAGGCGGCCATGGGTTGAACCTCGTTGATCGAAATGATGCGTCATGGCCGGGCTTGTCCCGGCCATCCACGTCTTCCTTTGGAATGCGCAGCAAAGGCGTGGATGCCCGGGCCAAGCCCGGGCATGACGGGCGTATTCAAATCGGCTCGAGATGACTCACCCGCCCGGCGGCATCGCGCACGACGCGCATCGGACGTGGCGCGGCGGCGGGCAGCGCGGGCGGATGAAGGACTGGTGCGAGGCGCGCGATCAGGTTGTCGAGATCCAGCGGCTGCGGCTGTTGTGGCGGCAGCGGCTGGCCGTCGGGTCCGGCGCCGCCGGTCGTGTCCGCCTTTTCGCCCACCTTGCCGCCCAGCGCGGCGAGGCTCTTGATGAGATCAAGATGACCGCGCTGCATCTCCATCGCGTGCACGGCGGCCTTGCGCGCGTCGTCGCGCTCGGCGAGCTCCTTCGCGTGCTGGAATTTCAGCGTCGCGACCGCCATGTCGGCCTGCGCCTGGGCGGCGACGTATTGCTGCTCCGCCTGCGCCTTGGCGGCCGTGAGCACGATGCGCTGCTGGCCCTGCGCGTGGTCGGCCTGCGCCTTGAGCATGTCGGCGTTCGGCGGCGGCGCGATCGGCGCGCCGGCGGGATCGAGCGGGCTTGCGGGCGCCGCCGGATCGAGGAAATACTCGGAGGGAAACTGCAGGCCCGCGAGCTTGACGAACTCGCGCGCCGAATTATGCAGGTTGCGCTTCGACACCATGCCGAGCGCGATCGCCTTCTCCTGCAGCCCCATCACCTGGCCGAGCGCAGCGAGCTGCGCCTGCTTCGTCCCCGACCCCAGCCCGACATGGACGGTCAGATGATCGCGCTTCTTCCACTCGCGCGGGTCGATCGTGACCCACTGGTTGCGCAGCTGCACCGTCTGCCGCGCCTGGCCGTGCTTGCGGATGATCTCGTGCAGCAGCCAGAACAGGTCCTTGATGCCGGTCTCGGCGAAGATGCGCGCGATCAGCTTGATCTTCGCCTGGGCGGCGGTGAACACCTGGTTGACCGCGGTCGCGGTCTGGTTTTGCAGTGCGTCGGCGTCGATCCCCTGCCCTTGCCGCGTCACGCCGGTACGCCACTCGCGCATCGCGTCCATGTATTCCATCACCGGAAAGGCCTGCGCCGTGATCGACGGCACGACCTGCCACGTGAGCGCACCCGGCTGCTTGGTGCGCACGACGCCGCCGGGGCGCGACACCAGGAGATCGTCGAGCGTCTCCGGGACCGTGAATTGCTCGGCCACCTCGACGCGCGGATTGTTGGCGAGATAGACGTTGTCGAGCACGCCGCGCAGGATCGCGGTCTTGATGCGCTGAACGTCCATCACGAGGTCGGCGAGCGAGCGGCCGAAGAAGCGGTGCGTCTGGATCACCGGCGTCATCGCGGCGAAAGGAATATCGTCGAACGCGACGATGTCGGGCTTGCCGTCCTTGATCAGGATGTCGCCCTGCTGGCCGCCGGTGCGCACCTTGTAGAGGCACGCCTTGCCGTCGCCCTCGTAGTCCATGCGGATGTAGTGCTCGGTCGTCTCGATGCGCCGCGCCGCCTGGTTATTTTCGTCGCCGGTGTATTCGTACTCGTTCACCGTGTCGCGCCGCACCTCTTCGAGGTTGGTGAGCGCCGTATAGGTCGGCAGCGTCTTGACCTGGTCCGGGTCGTAGCCTTCCGCGATCAGCTTGGCCTGCTGCACCAGGATCTTGTGGAAGCAGTAGTCGCAGTCGCGCAAGGATCGCGCATTGCGGCTGATGCCGAATTCCTCCGGTGGCACCGCCTCGACCCGCGCCTGCGCGGCCTCCTTGGCGCGCACGCACTCGACGTCGTGCAAGAGCGGGCCGCCCTCGGTCAAATCCTCACCCGGCGGCGGCGGCAGCGCCGGACGCGCCGTATGCGCCACGATCTCGATGTCGGGGTCAGCGGCGAGGATCGCGAAGGCGTCGCCGGTCAGGTCGTAATAGGTCTCGCGCTCCTCGAGCGTATTGGTTTCCCACCACACCTTGACGATGCCTGTCTTCGACAGCAGCGCGTCCTTGATGAAGGTGTAGAGAATGAGAAAGCCGGGGTTGAGCTGGAGGAAGACGTGATTGACGTAATCGGTTTCCTGCTCGGACGCAGCGGTGTCGTTCGGGCCGACCGGTGCGAACTTCACGATCTCGTCGCCGGAGCAGAAGATCTCCATCAGCGCCGGCATGATGCCCTCGACCGTGTCGGCGACGTCGGTCGAGACCGCTTTGCTGCGCCCGTCGGCCGCCGGCATGTCCTTTGCCATATCGCCGAGATAATAGTCCATCGCATCGGCGCGCTCGGCCGAAAGCTTCGAGGCGGCGAGTGCGGCGAGCGCGTCGTTGCGCTCGGCCTCGAGCAGCGCCTTCACGTCGGTGAGCGACATCTTCGGCATGGGTTGATCGACCTGCTTGAAAAGCAAAGCGCCCGGCAGCACGAGGCTCCGGGCGCGAAAAAGGCAGACTAGGATTCATGCCTTCGCCGAATTGCCGGGAAAGCGCAAGCGCGAATGACGTTATCCCCGCTTATTCGCGGCACCACCGCCGCCGAAACGCAAAGCGCCCGGCGGCACGAAGCTCCGGGCGCGAGTAAGGCAGACTAGGATTCATGCCTTCGCCGAATTGCCGGGAAAGCGCAAGCGAGAATGACGTTATCCCCGCTTATTGGCGACACCGCCGCCACCGAAACGCAACGCGCCCGGCGGCACGAAGCTCCGGGCGCGATAAAGGTAGACTAGGATTTATACCTTCACCGGATTGCCGGGAAGGCACAAGCGCGAATGACGTTATCCCCGCTTAATCGCGCCAGCCCGCCGGAAAGCCAAGCGCCCGGCAGCACGAGGCTCCGGGCGCGAAAAAGGCAGACTAGGATTCATGCCTTCGCCGAATTGCCGGAAAAGCGCAAGCGCGAATGAAGTTATCCCCGCTTATTGGCGCTACGCGCCGAAAAGAAAAGTACCCTGCGGCACGAAGCTCCGGGCGCGAGAAAGGCAGACTAGGATTCATGCCTTCGCCGAATTACCGGAAAGCGCAAGCGCGAATGACGTTATCCCCGCTTATTGGCGACACCGCCGCCACCGAAATGCAAAGCGCCCGGCGGCACGAGGCTCCGGGCGCGAGTAAGGCAGACTAGGATTTATACCGTCGCCGGATTGCCGGGAAAGCGCAAGCGCGAATGACGTTATCACCGCTTATTCGCGGGGGGGCGTGTCGGACGGCACCATGATGCCGCCACAGCGGCCGGATGATCCATCCGCGCGGTGCATGCGTAAGCGAAGGTCGGGGCTCTCCGCGATTGTAACTGTCGCGTAGCTGAGTACGTGGAGGGGGTAAGGGGCATGACCGAGATCCGTGTGATCCAACGCGACGCGGCTGCGCCGCTCCGGGGGCGCAGTGTGCTGGAGGCGTCCACTGCGCCCTCTCCCAAAAATTTGAATCCTCAAATCTTGAGCCCATTGACGCAGAGCGTCGCGCACGCGGCGATCGAGGAAATCGATCGCGTCTTCATCGACTTGCAGCGGATTCGCGACGTGCTGCATGCCGAAGGTGCTCGACTGAGCGGCGAGCTCGCCCGCTACGCCAACCTGAATCAGTCGGTACAGGAAACCATGAAGGTCATCAGCGACAGCCTCAAGCCCCTCGCGTCCGCCCGTTGA